AATATACTAATAATTAATAATATATGCAACAAAAGGGATTGCTTGTTTTAATAATTTTGAGTTGTGCAACAGGCACAAATGCTTGCGGCATCCTTGCCGTTTTTCCGGTCAATTCCGATCACTTCAACATCACGTCTTTTCAATTCCTGACAGAGGGCTTTGCCTATGAAGCCTTCGCTGCCAGTTACAATCATCTTCATCTTTAATCGTTTTAGAGTTAATAAATTGGGTTTTATGGGGTGGTTGTTCTATCACTCGGAAATAATCTTTTTCGCGCTGTCAATATTCCGATGGTTCAGATAGGACTGCCAGCATTCATTACAGCGTGACCATTTGAAACCATTTTTCTTCAGTTGGTTACGTATGTCTGCATCCGGAATGGAAGGAAAGAATAGTTGCAGGCGGTTTTCTGAATAATTTTCAACCAGACTTACACCATTGATGGTGTATTCCTTATTCTCTGTCATTTTCATTTTTCTAGCTCTCTCAAGCTGTTCTTTGACCCGCCGGATATTAGATCCATTATTGGTAATGATATAACTGGGAAACCCTATTTCACCAAAACAGTCGGGAATGAAGAGTTGTGTTATCCCGTTTTCGGAATATCCTAACTCTTTCAGTTTATCATGTTTCTCAATTTCGGAGAGCTTCTTGGAGCGGAGAATCTTGTTGGTGGCTTTCATTGTTTCCTGTTTCTTTCCAAGGGTGGCCAGCTTTTCTTCCAGCCGTTCTACGGCATCGTCATCTCCCAAATAAATTGAGGCATTATTTTCTGCCGCCTTGGCTTTCTGTTCAAAATATTCAGCTTTCTCGCTAAGCTTTACCGCTTTTCCCAGCGTATTCCATGAACGGTCCAGAATTCGTCGATGAGTACTTTCTGAATGGTGCCCTATAAGTACGGGTTGTCCCATGGGGATGTTCTCCACTAACTTATGGCTTTGACTGTAAGCCTCCTTAGATTCTTTCATCGCTTTTTCTGCAAGTTCCCTGTACCTGCCAGCTTTCGCTTCTTGTCTTTCTTTTCTGTTCATAATTCAATGTTATTTGGTTTGACTATATGAAAAGACCACGACTAATGCGCCGTGGTCTCGTTAAACAAATCCTGTTGTTTTTGGGGAACTATATCATCGAACAAGCCGGGAACACGCGGTTGCAGGGCTTCATACTCTTCCCGGAAAAACTCGGCTTTCGTGCGTCCCTTCTTCTTGCCTTTGCGGGTATGCACATCGAATGTATAAGGTGGAATGGGTATGGGGCTTTGTCTGATATCCTCAATCCATTTTTCTATATCGACATCCTTGCGGTCATAAATGAAGTTCTGCAAGTGGTCGGCATCACGATTCTTCCGGCATTCGCACAGCAGAAGAACAGCTTTGCTTACAAAGATACGCCCTTTGGGTTCTGTGGCTTTCTTGTTTACGACCTCGTGTCCCTGCCATAATGCTTCTATTTCTCCGGTCACGATTCCATAGCAATCCTCGGCGGAGATGGTGAACAAACGCTTCCATACATAATCCCTGTAACCACTGGTCCACAGTTCCAAAGCAAAAAAGCCTGCAACCGCTGCGTCAGCCCTTCTGATCGCTTTCTGCATTGCAGAAGATACTTCAAAAAAATCATAGCCTCCAACAGTTCTGATAGTCATAATTTTTAGTTTTTTGGTTTGACTTATTGTTTATTACATTAGTAAAGATAGTCGTAATTGACAAGTTTGGCAAACAGAATCTTCGCCATTTTATCGCCATTTTCATTTGATTATCAGTATTTGAATTTACAGGTTATGTTATATTGCACGAGCTGTTTTGTCTTGTCCTTCCCGTTGTTGGTTGCGCTCTTTAACAGGATACTGTCACCAAAGTTTTTCTTGATGAAAAGAATGGATCGCCGTTCCTCTTCCTGATTGCGGATAGAGGCCAGCCCTCCTGCATTGACAAATGTATTTTTCTGCTCGAAGTTGTATCTGAGGTCTGTGAGTACACGCCGTTCCTTATACTTCATGTAACAGCTTATCCAAAAATCTTCTTTGAGTCTCAGTTCCTCGTTCCACCAGGTATTTTTGTTATAGATAATTCCGTAACTGCATCCTGTTATCATCTTTGAAAGAGAAAGAAAGCTCGTTTCGTCATACATCACAGGTGATATCCGTGAGGTGAAGCCGAAAAGGTGGATATCCATAAGACTGGCCATTTCATGGAGTGAGAGGATAATCCGGGTAATCTTGTCTTTGTCTTTCACTCTTCCGGACTCGCCTTTCTCCGCATAAAGAGTTTTGCAGGCATGGACATCATCATCGAGCATGAACAGCTCCCCGAAATATCTTGCCATCCAATTACGTTTGGGGATAAGACCAATGATGTCATCGGGATGGGTGACAATCTCGCAATCCGGGTTAAATTCACGATACAGGTCTGCTTGGCTCTCGGCCACACAGACAATGGGATCATTCACCAGCTTTTTGGCGAACACTCTGTCATGCCTTTTATGGCTTGGAATTACTATTTTGCAAGGCATGGCGTACATCTTTTATATCAATGACATTCGATTTGCTTATCTTGCCGGTCTTGTAGGATTTCATGTGCTGCATATCCAACCGTTCACGGAGCCAGTTGCTGTCCACCTCATTACCGGAAATAATGATGAATAGTTCATGTTTCTCATCATATTTGGGAATGAGAGGATACAGGGCGTTGTCATCCGATATGGCGTTGAAACGATCCTTGAATTCATCCTTTTCCTTTTCTGGAGCGAACTCAATACCCCAGTCCTGTAACTCAGCCTTATCCCACTCGTTTTCCATAATATCCATATCATTCTCACCGAAACTTACATTATCTTTTGTGGCGTATTCACGAAGCTTGGCTACGGGTGTATCGTCTGGCAGCACCTTGCAGGGAAGTTCTTTATAGCCCAAATCCTTACAGGCACGTAAACGCAGGTTACCACAAACGACAATGTATCTGCCTTCTGATGGAAAAACGATAAGTTCACGGAGATCAAGCATCTCAGGAGAGTCGGAAATACTTTTTTTCATCGCTTCGAAGCGATAGTCCCGGAAGAAACGTGGGTTCTTCGGAAGCCCGGCGAGCTGGCCCTTGTTGAAGTCCAGCAGCTTTATAGAAATGTTTTTTGTCATAACTCACTATTTATCAACTACACTTAAAATCAACATCACTCAAGTCAGTCACAACACCTATTCATCCTTGTTGTCATTGAACTCTATCGTATCCTTGATCAGTTGCTCGATGTTTGCGCATCCGATACGGCTTAGATAAGTTATGGTGGAAATGATGATACCTGCAGCGGCAATCTCCTGTTCTGAATAGCCGGGCAGATGCTTGCTGTGATATTTCGAAGCTTCAAGCAATTCCCTCCATTTGACAGAAATCAATAAGATAAAGGCACGCCTGGAGGTATAATTATTGATTTTACCTTTGCGCATTGCTGTTTCAAGGCATCTCTTCGCCAATTTATTCAATGTTATCATTGTTTGACAGGTAATTGTTAGGACTATATTAATATTCTCAAAGATCCTGTATGATCGGGCGACTCTCTTGGTCTGGGATGGGTTATTTTCATTTTTGTTCCTCTTTTTCTGTTTTGATGTCTGTTACTTTACCACGACTAACAAAACACAGACCTATTCCAGCAGCACATATATTACTACTAGGAATAGGTAATAAATTGTTGTTTTACTCATTTATGGTCCATTTTGAATTATTTTTTTATAACTACCGCCATTGTACTAACAGTTGTTCCACTCTCTTTAAACTCGCCTGCGCTGATTTCAAACACTTCTCCATGTACTTCTTTCAGCCAGTTGCGGAAATCAATACATTTTTTCTCAGACGAAAATTTCCAGTGTTGGCTGGTTATTGCTGCAAGCGTGCCGCCTTCTTCCAAGCGTTCGTACATAAGCCTGACATGCTCTATATCCTGATTACCGGAAAACGGAGGATTTGCAATAATCTTAGTGTAATATCCTACACTGTCTTTCGTAAAATCTTCATCAAGCAGTATCACATTTTCCAATGAATGCAAAGACTCTCTGTTTTCCGGCATCAGCTCATAACACTCAACCATTACAGAAGGACAAGCCCGGTGAATTGCTTTAATAAGCGCGCCACGCCCGGCACTTGGCTCCAGTACCGAAACTTCTTATTCGCAAAGTCCATGATAAAGGCTCATACAGCTATATCCACCTTCAGGTTCAAACATATCATCCATGCCGGCATCTTTCCGGTTCACATACTCGAAAACTTCTTCTACTGTTGGATAAGTCTTATTTTTACAGAAACGATCAGGGATGTAGCCTGGTGAGAAGAAAGACGAACCCTTTGGGGTTTCTTCTTTCATTCGCCGTTCGGCATCTATCAAGCGACTCCGCCCAAACTCTTCTTGAGAAATTAGCTTGACCTCTTGCTTCCTGCACATAATACAGGGATAGCAACCAACGCGGGAAAATCCACGATAATATAAAGGGTTTGGTTTTTGTCCGACAGAAAGAATCTGGTCTATAACTTCTTGTGCTGACCACTGAAAAATCGGACGGGAAACGCTGGCATCATAGTGTTCACACCATTTAAGTACATCTTTTCTACGATAATCCTGCTTCCATACTTCAACAATCTTTCCTTTGCGATTCTTTTTCACACGTTCGAAATATTCTCCGAAGTAATTGCACTCATAAGGAAGTTTGGCGCGTTCTTCGCTTTCTTTTGCTCGAATACCTTGAATTATCAAGCAAGGTTCAGTAAGTGAGAGAATATAATCAATCATCGGCTTTATTTTTAACTCAGAGGTGCAAAACCTTCTTTGGGAAGACGGGAACCGGGAACGTTTGATAGACATATCCACAAAATCAGTATATTTCTTACTTCTCAAAATTACTAATCTGACATCAAGTTGTTTGCACGCGTTACTAATATGTTGATAAGTATCGGGATGCTCCCAACCTGTATCACAAAATACAGCTTCTATTTTATCGGCTCCATATTTATTAGTCGCCTGGATTAAACAGGCTTGCGAATCCTTACCACCGGAAAAACTAACAATTATCTTCATAATCATTAAGAGTCAAGTTTTTTAATAAATTCATTTAATCTACTAGCTGAATAATCGGTACCGCCAATTATGAAATAACCATCAACGGCAAATTTGAATGCTTCAATGGCTTTTTGTCTCATTTCTTCTTCGGCTATTGCTATTGCTGCATAGGCTTTTGCTTCTGATATGGCATATTGCACATAGCCGGTAGAATCCATCCGGTTGTCACTTTCCAAATCCAAAGTGTTACGTCTGATATAATCTTTTGCTTTTTGATTCATAATTGCTCCGTTTTGAATTTCTTGTTTATTTCCTTTTCTGCTGCTTTGGCTCCTTTCTTGAATCCCTCCACAAAGCTGTCAAAACAAGCTCTATGGATTTCTAAAGTACATCTTCGCATAAGTGGACAAATCGAACATTTTTGGCTAAGTCTGGCTGACTTCTTGGCTATTTTCGTTACGTTTTTCATTGGATTTTTAAATTAATTATTACGATTTCTTTCCGCTGCGACTTCACTCATACACATCTTGCACCAGGAGGTGAGACATTGGTATTCCTTATCCCCATATCTGACAGTCCTGTTATAGAACCGGTGGAGCGGAAGGGAACGTCCGCAATGCGGACAAACCTTTCTTCCGGCTTCCGTACCGGCAACCGTTTTGGCTTTACGGCGTACAAGCGTACATCCCCTGCATTCATCCAGTCTGCCTTTGTACTTCCGGCATTTGTGCAGGGAGATGCGCCCGCATGGAGCGAATTTCTCGCAGTCGAATCTAGGTTCTGTGTGATAGATGTTCATACGGCACTGTCCATTAAATCAAACAATGTGGGTGCGCTAACTTCCATCTCCGCCTCATACAGATATGAAAG